AATCCTTAACTAAATTAGATTTGGTTATGGCTACGCCCATGTATGGAATGCCTTTTGCCAGAGCTGTAGAGGCGAGGGAATTAAGAGCAAAATCTGATCCAACTCTTGAAGACAATCCAGAATCAAATATACATAATACTTTCTCCGACTTCAAAGATTTCTCCTGCGTTCTTACCCGCAAGGAAATGTTTGATAAAATTGGTCTCTTCGATGAACAGTTTTTCATGTACTGCGAAGATCTTGATCTAATGCGAAGAATGGAGAAGGAAGGTATGAAAATTGCTTCTACCAAGAGGGTAAACACCGCCCACATCATCGGAGCTACCTCAAGTGGTATCAACGAAATGCCGGAGATTATGAATGAAAGCAAAGCAAAATTAAAGGAGAAGTGGGGATGCTAGTATGACTTTAGAAGATTATTTTTTTCTTTTATCAGTTCTAACACCTGCTGAACTTAGAGAGCTTATGAAAGGATTAGGAATTGGAAAGCATTATTGGGGAAGTGCGGGATTAGTATCAAGCTATGATGATGAAGACGCTAAGAAGCTTATTAAACATTTAATGAAAAAAAATAAAAAGATTTTAATTAAAAATATAATAGCAAAATTAAATACAACATGAGATTTTCGATAGTAACTCCAGTCTATCTTTATGATGAGAATCGTGCGGAATTATTCAAAAAGAGTATCGAGAGCATTAATCAACTTGATTATGACCATACTGAATTTGAGCATATCATTGTTAATGACGGCTCTATTTATCCTTTTAGTGTGCCTGCCTATCCTCATATTAAAGTTATTAATCAGCCTAATCTCCAGCGTCTTACGGCTTATAATACTGGCCTTAAAGAAGCTGTGGGAGATTATATACTTCTTCTTGATTCTGATGACGAATTCACCCCAGACACGCTTTCATTGGTTGAACGAGCATTCAAAGAAAATCCAAAATACAAAATGCTCAATTTTGGTTGCACCTTTATCCATAAAGATGGGGCAGAGAATAATCGAGATCCATTTATGCCAAAGGCACTTAAAATCGGACACGAAATCTTCGGAGGAGGCAATATCGTCAATGGTACCTTTGTCTTTAAAAAAGAAATATATCAGAAGCTACAAGCGTATCCTGAAGGCATCAAAACAATCAATGTCCCATGGTACAAAGACACAGAGCTCTTCTGGACCTCTCCTTACGACTTTTCAGCCTACGCTCAAGTCGAATTCCCAGAAATCCAACCATACTTTCAAGTTAAGCACCCCGATCATCCCGCAGGCCTCCCGAAAGAACTTGGGAACCCATACGGGAATGACTTCTACCTCTTCTACAAATACACGCGGAAATACAAAAGCAAACCGATCAAAGAATATTTTTTAAGAGTACATCTAAAATAGTATGAAAAAATTATTTGAATTAAATAATTTTCCTTGGATAACAATTGAAACTACTGGGGAAAAATTAAAGATAAGATTTGATGCAGGATACAGTAGTTATGCTGATATTCATGAAATTATAGTTAAGTATGACAAAAAAGAAAACCATTATGTTCTTCTTGAAAGGAGAAAAAATGGAAAAGAAGATTGACATTTTTATCACAGCTTATCAGAGAAACAATCTTACTACCGCGACGATCAATTATTTGAAAGAGCGCACTACCTATCCCTATCGTACATTCCTAATTGATCAGGGAGGAAATGAGCATAGCAAAAATGAGGTCGATTATTATATTGGACTCAGTAAAAATATTGGAATTCATGGGGCATGGAACATGGCAGCAGCACTTGCAGAATCAGACTATTTTATAACGACAGATAATGATATTTATGTGCCTGATTTACATATGGATAACATTGAAGGGGATGTTATGGGTAGTGCAGATTGGTTAGGTCGCCTTGTACTCATGATGGATCAAAGACCTGACTATGGCGCTATTAGCCTCCACCCTCACGTCTTTATTGGTGCCGCAGGTATCGACCCGAATGACCCTGAAGACGTAAAAGAGCGCAATATGTGTGGCGCTGTAATGCGTATCATGCGACGAGAAGCAGTTGAGAAGGCCGGAGGATGGGAGCACAAGATAGAGGCTGGACGAAACCACGAAGAGCGTACTATCTGCTCCAGATTACAAACCGCTGGATACAAAGTAGGCATTACTTCTCGTATCCGTGCCTTTCATCCATTCCCACCAAATTGGGGATACGATCCTGAATTCACCCCAGAGATGCAGAAGCACACTCCAGAGCTTGAACCCTATGTCCAACAATTCGGCAACATGGATGCTTACGATAATAAGACTTGGTTACCTAAATAAATATGACAGAAATTGATCTTACCAGTTTAAGAACAAAAAAAGAAAAGGCAGATGAGCTTGGTATTTCTACCAAGACCCTTGATCGCTTGGTAAAAGCCAATAAAATAACTGTAATTAGATTAAAGACCAGTAAAAAGAAATGGTTCCTCCCGAAGAATGACTTTATTAATCCCTAACTCCAGACTTTAATTTCTGAAACAAATCGATTGACGATGCAAGAATTGCTTGATAAAGTGCTCCTTGTGCAATCCTCCAGTCTCCACCTGTTTGTAATGTTGTTAAAAAGATAATAATTGCAGGCGAACAAAAGATAAAAAAATTATTTACCCATTTGGTAATATCTTGTTGATTCAACCTCCATGCTTTGCTTGATTCCATAAAATCACCTCCTAAAGATTGTTAATAATACCTTGAATTTGTATAAGTGCCTGTTCAGTTCGTGCCATCTTTTCTTTATAAGCTGTAAAGTCTTTTAATACCTGTTGATAAAGATTCCAATTAATATCTCGTTCAGCTCGAACTTTATCAAGTTCTTTTTGTAAATCAACCTGGGGGGATGCAGTATAAAATTCAACAGGAACATTAATATTTTGAGCATTTCGATACTCACTATGAATATGAGGTCCAGTACTATTTCCAGTATTGCCAATGCGAGCAACAACTTGCCCTGCTTTAACTCGCGTACCTATTACCAAAGAGGTTCCTTGTTTAAGATGCGCATGAAGCTCAAATGAGCCATCATCATGTTTGACTTTGATGTAATTACCATAATCTTTTGTGGCTAAAGCACCGATAGTTTGCCAATTAGTATTATAGACGTCTGCACGCTCAATAATTACTCCATCCATTCCTGCTTTTACTTCGTCAGGAAGATTTAAACCAGCACGATCATACGCTTTATGCTTATCCGTATAAATGCCGGTAATAGGATTATCACTTGGTTTATATACTCGCATATTACTTTCTTTTCGCTTTCTGCATACCCAGCATCATTTTTTGACCTGTTTTTTTAGCTTGTGCAGCTGCTTTTTTACCGGATGGGGTATAAGGAAAATGTTTTGTTTTTCCTCCGACTTGTACTTTTGGCATATGAATCACCTTCCTTAGTTATAAGTAATAAAAACTTCTGCTCCTTGAGCAGCACCTTGTTCAAGCACAATAAAAATCCCTTGATTAAAAAGAGTAGGATGGGTTGGTGTATATGGAGTACTTTCTCCCGCATTAGCCGCAATAAGGATGCTATTACTACTACTTCCTGCTCCATTATTACTATCATGGATACGTGCCGCAGCCGAACTCCCCCCGGCAGTTAAGAGAATAGAAACTATCTCTCGGCCACCACTGGTCGCAAGCTGTCTTGACAATTCAGATTCTCCATCCAGATTATATTTATATTTTGCTGGTGTTATTTTAAGTACCATATCTATACCTCTCGATCAATTGTAAGCCCTGGACCCTCAAGACCTGCGTCTCGATCCTGCTTATCCCAATCTTTTCTTCGCAATTCTTGGATAGTTGCTGCATCTTTTTCTTCAACTTTATTTCTTTTGGTGATCATTGGAATACCAAGTTCGTCAAGTTTTGTTTCGTTAAGATGTTTTCTCTTATGTCCCTCAAAACCAATTCGTACCTTTGTATGAAATTCGCATTTATCACATTGAAATGCTTCTTTACTATCCAGGTATTCTTTCGCTTGATCGACTGTTAATACTTGTAAAAATCCCCAGGTATCCACCATGAAATCTGCAAGATCATCATCCACACTAACTACCATGCCAGGCATAAAAGCTTGTCCCTCTTTGGCGTCCATAAAATGTTCGTTTTTAAAGACGAAGTTTTTAATTTCTGACCCATTTTCTGGATTAAATAATATTTTTGCCATAAGTTACACCTCCTTCTATAAGGTTGTCGTTGTACTCGTACTTGTTGTTGTCGATGTCGATGAACTGGTACTACTACTCGTACTGGTACTGGTTGTACTGGTGCTTGTCGAAGTGGTCGAAGTTGATGTACTGGTTGTCGTTGTGTAAGCGCGGAAGAACCACTGACGTTTGGTTGCGTTATAGACGCACAACCGATCATTCTGATTGTCATAGAAATACTGTCCGTCCTCAGGATCTGTCGGAAAGATATTAAATCTTACTTCAGCTCTTGCTTCTAATGCACTAAAATGAGTGTCGCTCATGCTCGTTCTCCTTTCAAATAAGTTATACTAATTCGCTTCGCTCCTATAAATTTCTTCGTAAAAGTGATCAACCAATTATCACAGGCTACTTTTAATCCATAATCCTTCCATTTTCTTTTAAATTCTTTTAAAGTCATCATAATGTTGTCGTTGTACTCGTACTCGTTGTTGTCGATGTCGATGAACTGGTTGATGTGCTGGTTGTCGATGTGCTTGTACTTGTCGATGTTGACGTTGATGTCGAACTCGAAGTACTCGTAAATTGACCACAAAGCCAGTTATTCCCTGAATACCGACATAATGCATCCGTCAGTGTGTCATAGTACATGTCTCCCACTTGAGGATCACTCGGCGCTGATGTCGCCGTTTTAAATCTTCCTCGTATACCTGATATATGTGTCGTTGCCATAATATTTTTTAAACAGTCGTCGTTGTACTCGTACTCGTGCTGGTCGATGTGCTCGTTGTTGTTGTCGTTGTCGTTGAACTCGATGTCGAAGTGGTCGATGTCGAAGTACTGGTCGTACTGGTACTCGTCGAGGTTGACGTCGACGTGCTTGTACTACTTGAGGTTGAGGTACTCGTGGTACTTGTCGATGTCGAGGTCGATGTCGATGTGCTCGTCGTACTTGTGCTGGTTGTTGTGGTGGTGCTTGTTGAAGTTGAGGTTGTGGTGGACATTGCATATCCCTTCCACATTGCCCCGTCAAAACGCATATGCGCGTTATTACCTGTGTGATAATATTCGTCTCCGGCAACAGGAGCAGTTGGGTCTGTTGTACCCGTTGGTAGCCTACCGGCAAGTGATGAAAATTTTGTTGTTGCGTCTCCCATAGAATGCCCCTCTTGTTAGATCGGTTAAGGATTCTCGCTCCAAAGGCTTGAGCTACACAACCCTGATAAAACTAGCTTGAATATGCGGCGCCATCGCCCTTTGATCCCCAGAAACCTCTCCAGTCACTGTTTCCTCGTGAAACACGCATCGTAGATTTCCAGACACCAACTTCAGTGTCAAAGAGCTCGTCTTGCTTAAGTGCTGGTCTTTTTCTCCAGAACCAGTTCAATTGATGGGCACTTGGATCAACCAAGAACCATGCAGTTGTTGAAGTAAGATAAAGCCAGTCAATAATTTCAAATTGATTCTTGTAGACGTTAACATCGTTATCTGCTGTTCCACTTCGAGCAGGTGAATCAACAATTTGGTGAGCTGTTTTTCGAAGTTCGACAGGCACAATGATTTTCTTAGGATAGATGTTGATCTTTTGACCCTTTTCGTCAAGCTGTTTTCGCATCGCGATAATAGCTGTTTCAAGGTTGGTTTCGTTAAAGGTAAGTCCTGTTGCAGAAGCATTTGACTGAGTTGATCCACCATCAGAACGAGTGTGAACGGTTGATGCCAATGGTAATCCGTCAGGACCAAGTGTACTGACAGCTGAGGTACTAAAAGCGTTGTTAAATTGCTGCGAAGCAAGATCTTCAGCGGTTCGATTCATTGCTCGACCAAGACGTGCTGGTTTCTTATTAAAGATACGATACAAATCGTCATCATAGGCTTCTTGTGAGACTTTATATCCAAGACCATATTTCAAGTGGGTGTAGGTTTTGTCATACCCTTGAATTGGATCTTCGTAAGGAATTGGGGTCTCTTCTTGCACTTCACGAGCCAGACCAAAGTCTGAAACAGAAGAATCTCTTTCATCAGCTTTCTCAGAAGTGTTTACATGAAACAACTTCTCAAGCTGCATTGGTACTTCAGAAAAGTTATTGTCATAAATCTCTCTGAATCCTGGTGTTAATAAATCTGAAAAATGTGCTCTATTTGCCATAATATTCCTTCTACGCCGTTACTTTGGCGGTTCCTTGATCGATACCTATCGCAAGTTGTCCTTCAACAATTCTGAATAACCCTTTACTCAAGTCTGCATCGCCATCTGGATCAATTTGTACCAATTGGAATTGTCCGCTTGTATCAGATGCACTGGAGGCACTGATTTGACCCGATCCTGAGACTACATCAAAGAATTGACCGACATTTGTCTGTGCAAAGTCCCCATCTGCATCATTGAAATAAAGGTTATTGCCTGCTGGATCAAGAATAACGACCCCTTTAAGTTTTCGTGTACCATCACTTGAATTTGTTGCAGAAGTAGCGACAGTATCATCGGGAGTTAAAGTTGACCCTGCTGTGCCTACTGCTCGTGGGGAAAAGACTGGAATGCCATTTTGATCAACAAGACCATCTAAAACGCCAAGGACTTCTTTCCCTGCACCTGCGCGGACAAGAAGACCAGCTGTATTGATACGTACCTCATCTCCAAGAACGAGTGTGCGGAATTTCCTTAAAATAAACTGAAGGTTTGAAGGTGGTTGGATCCCAATAAGATTCTTTGAAATTTAAAACCTCTGATTGATGAACTTGATGCTGCCATATAATTATTCGTTTGCTATTGCTAATTTATGTTTCAAATATTTATCTTCTGATATGCCCATCTTTTGAGCCGTTTTTCTTTCTTCCTCAGTCAATTGGCCTTGTTTTGTACCAACCGATGTTGAAGCTATATTGCCAAAACTTGCTTCTCTGTTTTGTCTATTTTCAATAAGACCTTCAAGTCTTGCCCGTTCTTCTCGATCGTCATTTGATGCCAACCGATATGCTTTTTCCAGATACTGTCTCAGTCTCTGTTGGGGGATAGCGTCTAGTACTTGTCGTACTGTCTTCTTTCCTCCCGGATCAAGCATGTCTGCGAGCTCCGAACCGATCTTATTGTGCAACGCGTCTCGTTTTTCAGTACTCAGATTGTTAATACCGAAGTCTTTCTCAAACTCATTGATAATGAGATTTTCCTGAGTGACCCGTATATCCTTAATCTGTGGAGCCTGATCGTTCTCTATCGTGTCAGACTTCGTTCCTGATAACTTGTCTATCGCTTGCTCAACTTGTTTATAAAGCTCGGGATTATCTTCTAATACTTTTCCCAACTTCTCCCACTGAGCGAGTTGGTCCCGGGTTTTAGAAACACTTTGAGACTGGTCTCCAAGTTTTTTTTCAAGATCAAGGTAGGATTTGGCAATATCTGCTGCTGTCTTTCCCTTAAACTTTTCAGGTAAATTGTCAACGTTCGAATCTTGATTTGTTTTATTGGGCTCTGTTGTCGTAGATTGTCCGCCTTGCCCTGACGGGTCTTGAGTAGTTGTGGATTGTCCTTGCGGGTCCTGTGTTTGTTCTTCTGCCATAGGGTTCTCTTGTGAGAATTATCCTGTTAGATAATCTTTTTCTTGGAGTACCCTATAGAACGATTCTAATACGTCATATATTACTCTGTCAAGGGGACAAAATGGGACATTCTCTTGTTTTAGAAAAAATATAGTAATATACTATTGGATATATGACAAGTGAGAAATCACAATCTGTTTTACCCTCAGATCCAAATGAACAAAAGGAGATTTATACTCCATCAGACGAGCAAAAAGCTGTTACCAGACACGTTTATGATCGTAGACAGCAAATGGATGAATCCGAAGATCGTCAAAAAGTCATGCGGCAGCTTGATCAGTGGGAGAAACAATACGAAGCCTGGCGCGAACCTCGCAAAAAAGATGACTGGCAAAGCAATCACGTCGTCCCAATGACTATCTCAGTGGTCCAAACAGCCGTCTCAGAAATCGTCAAACAAAATCTCAGGCCCTTTGTCCTTCCTCGAGGGATGGAAGACAACGGTAAAGCAGGCGTCATGCAACACATCTATGATTACGCCTGGGAGGTTGGCGATGGGGATATGTTCATGTACGACTCAATCCTTGAACTTCTCATGTTTGGGACTGTCATTGCCCAAGAATACTACCGAGTTGATAGACGAAAGATCGGCAACATTACTATTAATAAAGATGGTAAAGAAGTCGTTGAATACATCGACGAGGTTGACTACGATGATGTCTATTCAGAAGTGGTTAAGCTCCAAGATTTCTATGTCGACGAATTCGCAAGATCCTTCACTGGGTCGTATAAAGCCCGTGACTGTATCAGGCGCTACACCATGGACATAGACGACTTCCATGCCATGTACGACGATTCGGCATGGGATCAATTTGGTAACGCTAAACTCGTCAAGCCTGGAGGTAAGGTTGATAACTACGAATTCTTCAAGCCCCCCCAAGGAATGACTGATCGACAAGTCGAAGTCCTCCACTACTGGAATGAGCCCAAAGACAAATTTATTATCGTCGCCAATGAAGTTCTCATTCATGACAACCCCAACCCTTACCGCCACAAGCGATTGCCTTTCGCACGCGGAGTGGATATCAAACGCGTCCACCGTTTCTATGGTAAGGGCGAGCCTGAACTCTTAGAGTCAATTCAAGACGAGATCAATACGCTTCGAAGAATGATTATTGATCGTAACCATTTAGATATCGATAAAATGTTCTTCGTTTCAAATAAGTTAGGTCTGTCAGACGAAGA